AAATTTAGTGGTACACTGCAGCAAAAGAAAATTTTGTCTCAATTATTGACCATCATGATGTATACACCTACTATAACACAAGATAAGGTATATTTAACTACACATTCACTTCCGTCTGGAACTAGTTTGACTAGTTACTACAATTCCTTAGTTAATAAGATGTATGGTGCTTATGTGTTTTGTCATTTATATCGTAGTGCTTATGATAAAATACCGTCAGTAGATGTCTATACCCAAAATGTACAGGATTGTGTGTATGGTGATGACAAACTTGTTGGTGTAAGTGACAAGTTCAAGGACATGTACAATGGTCCATCATATGAAAGTGTTATGAACTTGCTTGGTATAAATTTTACACCAGCAAATAAAGGTGAGTGGTACTACAAGACACGTTCTGTTTATGAATGTACTTTCCTTAAGCGTAGTTTTGTAATACACCCTAAGCTTGGTGTGGTGGCTCCCTTGCAACATGTGTCCATGCTGAGTACACTAAATTATGTTAAGGATGACTTTCGCAATCAGGAACTCACTGAGATCAAACTACTTAATTTTCAACGAGAAGCCTTTTTGTGGTACAATGATTACACGAAGCTTATGTCTCATGTGCACAATTTTATCCAGGATAAGATTAATTTGACTTTTTTGGATGAAGATTATCTTTGTAAACTTTATAGCAAAGGTGACTATGGTAGTATGATTGAGATGTATTAATCTCACTGCGACCGCAATGTCGTAAAACTATGTAGTGGAAATCAGTTTTAAATGTTATTCTACTGTGATTTAGAATAGCATGCTAGAGCCACTACTTTTAAGGTCTACGTACCTATGGCGATCCCATGAAACCTTTATCACGATTGTTTGCATTTTAACTTCATGCAAACTCTTAATGGAAAGTTACAACTCAAGCTACTACTTCACAAGATGCCGTTATTGACTCTAACGGCGTTATTCTTATAACTCGTCCACTCGCTGCCTCAACTAAACGTGAGGGTATGACCAGCGAGAGTTTAATTGCTGATTCCACTATACGTGAATCTCCTTGGAATCTTGAACAGATGTTGGCTCGTCCTATATTTATAGGTACTTATCCTTGGACCACAACTCAGGCATCACACACAGTTCTTAAGTCTTTGCAGATTCCTGTTGATGTTGCTGCATCTGCCTTTTCAACTATACCATTTCAACTTTTTACTTACTGGCGCGGTGACGTAGAATTGGAAATACAGGTTGTTGGTACACCTTTTCATCAGGGTGTTGTTATGGCAACTTTTGTCCCTCTTACTACTACTGCCTTTTCTTTATCAACATGGGGTCAGACTAAGAATTTTGCTGCTTTGTCTGTTAATCAGTCTACATACTTGTATGCAAATGCTAACTCGTCTGTAAAAATGGTGATACCCTACAATCATCCACAATC